GATGTTTTGCGACATGCCTTCCAGATGGGCGTTGTCTTCCTCGTAGCGGAATTTGTTCTGATCGCCCGACATGTCGAGGATGGCGCGGTCGACCGTGAACTGATCTTCCAGCATGCCGCAGTTGATGCGCCCTTGCGCCGTGGTGGACTTGGACATCGGCACGCCTTGGCCGATAAAGCGCCACCAGCCCTGCGGGATGGAGGTCCTTACCGTGAAGACGTTACCCGTGTTGGTATTGCCTTCCTTCCAGATCATCTCGTCGTAAATCTCGTCGGCCATCGACAAGAGTTCGGCGATCTCCATCGCTTCGCCGCTCGGATCGGTGCGGCGCGCGAGGTCGATCAGGGTCAGCGGGCTACCTGTTGCCATTACTCACTCCCATGTTTGGATAGCGCCGATCTGCGGGGCCTCCGCGCGCGGCAGTTGAGGTGCGGCCTTCCTGGGTTGGTCGCGCTTCTCGGAATTGCTTCGCCACGTTGGCGAAAGCACGAATGACGGCCTTGTGATTGCCGAGCCCGCTGGCGAGCAGCGCGTCGCGCAATTCCTTCTGTTGCGTCGCGGTGCCGCCAAACCGGGTGATGGCCCACTTCGCATCGGTCAGCGCTGTTTCAGCCCGGTTCTTAAACTCGGGGTCAGCGCGAAATTCCTTCTCCCAGTCAGCCACCCGCTCAGCGAAGACATCGAACTGACGCTGGGTGACTTGCTGGTAGAGGTTGTCGATCTCGGCCGCGTGCAGGCCGATAAGTTCTTGCGCCGTTTCCTGCGACAGACCGTGTTTGCCCGCAATCTCAGTAAATGACGCGAGCGCGGGGCTGTCTTTTGGAGGCGTAAAGCCCTCAGGCCAAGTGAACGCCTCATAGCTCGGAACAGGAGCGCCAAGGCCCTCTGGCGTCGGTTCTAGGGCCGGAGCAGTCTCAACCGCTGGCGCCGGCTCTGGGGCTGGGGCTGCTGGCGTCTCAACAGCGGCCGGAGCTGCTGCCTCAACGACCGGCGCGGCAGGCTCAGGCGCGACAGGCTCGACCGTCACCGCTGGCGGCGCAACAGGGACGCTCGGCGCAACCGGAACGGGCGCAGCAGCAGGCGCAACTGGGGCCGCCGCCGCAGCGCCCGGTTCGGGCACGACAATGGGCGCCGGCGATGCTATATTCGCAGGGTCAGACAAGGGATGCCTTTAGGATGAGCAAGGGGCGATCAAAGGCTCAACCGCCATCGGTTGGCGATAGAGTGAGATTGCGAGGCAGAGCGTCTCGTGGCGTCCTAGTGCGGGCTAACACCAATCACTGGTCACAGGTCGAATGGGACACCGACGTTGAGCAGGGTCCCAAGTTCTTACATCTCATGGAGCTAGAGAGGCTTCAAAATGACTGAGGATGATGCCCAAAAAGCTCTAAGAGCTTTGAGATTTGCAGAAGACGCTCTCGAATTAATCGGAAGCGGAATGATAAAGAATATGGAAGACGCGCGGACTATTGCCAGAGAAGCGCTGGACAATATATAGACGCAAGAATGGGACAGAGAACGGCTGCGCAAATATTTCTTCGCGCTGCCAGACGAGACGTTTCCTTACTAGCTATGCTCGCGCCGCATCAGCGAAGCTAATTCCGGGGACTCATCGTCCATCTCGGTCCAGATGCGCCAGCCAGCCGATCGGCGCCCCAGATGATATTGCGTCGCCAGCGGATCAGGGAACCCACCAGGCGATATGCCAAATGTCGTGCCAAACGCGTTGAGATCGACCAGCAGGCTCCAAAGCCAATCGCGTCCCGCTGGGTCCGTCAGCATGCGCTGCAGGAATGCTTTGCGCCTCGCCTTGCGAAGCTCGACTTCCTGCGCTTGCGCCGCGTCACGCTCTTGATCGCGGCCATCAAAATCAATGACCCGCTCACTCGGGCCGGGCGGCAGATCGCTCACTGCAAGAGCATCGGCGCCTTCGGGTCGTACCAGCCGTCAATCCGGCCTGGCAGGATCAGCTTGTCCAGCGATCGTCCAGTCGGACGGGACGCCAGATCATCGACCCGCCTCACACCCAATTCGTAGACCTTGGCGAGTTCAGCGAACCCGGTCCATTTCTCGCGTAGCAACAGCCGGGCAGCCAGCTTTGATGCCTGAGCGTAGATCGCCGCGAGACGCACCCAATGGGCATTGTCCCCGCGCCAGTGGAACATCTGTCGGCAGGTGCCTTCCAGCTTCTTGTTTGCATCCAGCAGTTGCTGATAGCGAAAGCCACGCGGCATGGACTCGACAGCATTCATCTTCAGGGCGTGACACGCCTCATAGGCGATCCGCAGTTGCGCCTGATGCTGCGACAGGATTTCAGCTTCGGTCGTCATGCTGCCGCTCTGTTCCCCACAAGCGCCCCAAGCGCTGTCCCTGGCCCAATATTCGCGCTGCCGAGCGCCTTGGCACCCTCAACCCCAGCACTCGCCACCTGCGCCATCTGCTGCGCCTGCTGCTGCGCCTCGGCCTGTTTCTGCAACTTCACTACAGCAGCCGGCGCCCGAATGATCCTCGCTGGCACACCGTGAAGCTCAGCGTATTCACGCACCGCCTCATCACCATCAAGATTGAATGAAGCCGTGGGATACACCGGCGCGATCGATTGCGCGAAAGCAAAAGCCCGCTCGATTGCCGCGGTTGACGCCGCTCGCTGCGCCTGCGTCAACATCGAGATAAACTCGATCTTGAGCGGGATATTCAGCAAGCTCTGCGGCTTCTTCGGGATCAGTCCCGCTCGACCCATGATCGCCAGTTGGCGTCGAACGCGCGTCCTGATCGTGTCGAGAACCCGGCTGATTACGGGGCCAAGCTGCATCAACTGTTCAGCCTTCAGCGCATCGATCTCGGTTGCAGTAACCTGCCCGTGAACCTCGCTTCGTAGACTTTCGATCATGCGAAAGAGGTTGTTGAAGAATATTCGGCCGACCTGCTCCTGAATGGGGACAATGTCAGCCGTGATCGCCGTCACGATGTTGGGGCTGACCTCGTACAACGGATAGAATGTCGGCTTGCCATCTCGCGTATTAAGGTAGGTGATACCATCCGGTCGTGTCGATGTCGGCTGGTTCAACAACGTCGCATCAGCGCCCATCGGCGGGCGCACGACCTTTTCAAGCGCCTCGGCCTTGCGCGCCGTTTCAAGCTGCAACTGGATCGCCGCACCAAGCGCATCCGATCCCGGCCCCTTGGCATAAGCGTCGTTCGAAACCGTATTCCATCGCATCGCCCAATGTGGCCGATCGTGGAAACCTGCCATCGACAAAGGAGCCGGCCCCGGCTTGCCCCGTAGCCAGAACACTTCGCGCCACGTAAATCCGCCAGCTACAACACCAACGCTCTGGTTGTTGGCCCCAAGCACCGCGAAATTGGGCTCGATCGCGTGACCGATCACCAACTCTTGTTCGAGAGCGCCGCCCTTCTGTGCCCACAACCGGCGCACATCATCAGGGCAGTTCTCAACCCCGTAGCGCTCAACAATCTGCGATATCGCCAGCCTGAACTCAGCGTAAAGCACCTCATCGCTGAAATCATACCCCGCACCGAGGAAATACTCTCCGGCACAGTAGTTGACTGAGTGGAAAATACTCTGGCTGTCTTCGTAATCGACGCCAACGCCATTGCCGAAAAATACAAGGTCTTCGTATGCAACAGCAAGACTGTCGTAAAAATTGGACTCAGCTTGGATGTATCGCAGACGATCGGTCAGATCGTCGAACCACATCTGCGCCGGGCGATCCAACTCGATGCCCGGAATGGCCGGGCCAAGTTTGAGCCACGGCCGATCAGGGTCGGTCAGACCCGACATCATACCCGCAGCGCAAGTCTGCCCGTCGAGCGTTGCGGTCGGGTCGATGATCAGTCCGTCTTTGCGCAGCCCGCGGTCGAATGTATTGGCCGTGATGAACGCATGGTAGCGCCGCGGCAGCATATAACGGGCGATCTCTGCCCAATGCTCCCACCACGATAGCCGCCACGTCGTCATTGCGGCGATGCGGCTTTCCAGGTGCTGATAGAGGATCGGCCAACCAGTGTCTGGCGTGTTGTCTTGCGGCCCAGGGTTAGCCGGCTCCAGCGCCAGCAGCGTCGGCGAGGCACGCGTATAGAATGGTTGAGCCTGGGCAGCGGAACGGGCCATCAGAACAGCAGCGCGAAGCCAGCGAGAACACCGAGAGCAATGCTCGCATAGACGACATAGACCGCATATGTCGGGCCAGCGACTATGGCGGCGTAAATGTCTCGCTCTTCCTGAGCTTGGATCAGATAGGACAAATACGTGACGCCCATCGCGGCAAGCGCGAGCCGCCACGCCCAGCCGTTCTGCGTCGCCAGCCCGGCCAGAAAGCAGCCTGCCAGGTACAGCGCCGAATTAACCTGAATGCCACGAATGCAATGATCAAACATCATCACTGCCCCGTAAGCGCCTTACCGCCAGCCGTCGTCTCGGGCTCGCCAACACCGCCAGGACCGGTCAACAGCGTATTGTCGAACCCCGCGCCGGCGGCAGCCGACGCCTGCGCGCGTTGCGCCGCGCCCGCAGCCGATACCGTACCACTCGCCGCTGTTGGCGGATTAGGCGGCGGAGGCGGGGGGGGAGGCGGTGCGGGTATTTTCGGTCCACCGAAGATCGCGCCCATCAGGCTACCTCGCACATGTCTTCGGCTAGCCGTCGCGCGAACAACCGCAGCGTGATCTCGATGAAATGCCGGTACAATTCATCCTCCGGCTTCCGACCAGCGACAGCGATCATGCTCGCGGGGCCAACCCTGATCGTCTGCGGGCGCGCATCAGGAAACGCCACGATGATCTCATATTCGCCGCCGCTGATTGGGCCACGTTCATACGCAGCGTCGCTCAGCGCTCGAATATCAGACCAGAGAGACTGTGAGCGCACTTCAAACAGCCGCCGGCAGAAACTCGCTCACGTCGCTGATTGAGCGCCACGTTTCAGCAACACGCTTACGCCATTCCACCTCTTGTCGATAGCGGGCAGCCCACCCGCGCTTCGACGCGGCCGACCGTCGCGCAAAATCGCGTTCACGCTTCTCTTGCGCTAAAATAGCCTGGCAAGAGATCGACCCACGCTCTTCTTCTTTCAGGGCAGCCAATGCTCGCCGCAAGAGCGCAGGCTCTACTGCATCTCTACACTCAGTATCAGAAACGATAGAGGTCGCGTAAACAACGCCTGTTATCTTATGCTCAGCCTCAACGCGGGTGAATTCGCCTTCCGATTTCCAACGCACGTTAAAGCCAACAGCCATCTCAATTCATCCTTGACCGATATTCGCCGAATGGATCGTAATCAGCGCGGGGCTGACGAGCGCCATAACCGGCAAACTGCGCCTCAAGACCACGAATACGAGGCGCGACCGGATGCGAGAATGTGAGACAAAATCCGTCTGCATCATCCGGCGAATAGCCGATACGATCCTTGATCAATTCCTTTGGCTCAAGCACCAGTTTGTCACGTTTCGCGGTATAAGTCGTTTGCGTCATTGCTGCGGCCAGTTCAGCCATCCCCGGCACAGTAGCCGGCGGCAATTGTCCGCCAGCTTTAACCCATTCCGCCGCGTTGAAGTAGATTTCCGCCCGCTTATTCAAGAATTGCGAGTCATTAGGCGACTCACTAAAACCGACACCAATCGGCGAGCGTCCCATTAATTTCAAAGCAGACATCCAGGCGTGTCCATAGCCGCCGGTACTATCCACAAATACCGCGTCCGCATCCCAATCTCGCCATGTTACCGCAAGCTGGCCAGCGCCCAAATGCGGCTCTATGTTGCGATACCGCTTTGGCGGGAAGGCTACCAGTCCCTGACGAGGGAAGATCACCGACGCATCATCGCCGAACAGCGCTACATCGACGCCCAGAATGCGGGGATGCCGATCAATATCCGGCAGCCGGTAAGCCCGAGTCTGCGCCGCCCTGATGTCATCCATGCTCAGAAGCGTATTGAACGACGCCGGCGGGAATTGACCGAGGACATTGACCATCACATAGGGATGATCTCGACCATATCGATCGATCAGGTCCTTCGCCCACTCGATGCTGACACGCGGCGAGCGCTTCGGATCGTCCGGATCGCCCGTGACCGGCACCACATACCATCTGGCACGCTGATTAACGGTCGCCTCATACAGCATTCCATCCGCGCTATTGGTGTTGCCACCCTGAACGATATGCCCCTCTACGCACGTCGAGAGCGCCGCCTCAGCAGCAACCAGCACGGCTGGCGGAATGCCGCCACTCTCGTCGATGATAAACAGGATGTAGTCAGCGTGCAGGCCAGCGAGCGTGTCAGCCTGTTGCTCGCTACTCGCTGTCTTGGGCCAGGTCCGCGCCGACATCCACCAGGTTTCGGGATGCTGCCGGCTGATGATCCTGGTTTTCTGCCATTCGAACATGGCCTTGAGCAGTTCCGACTTGGCCTGCCACTTCGCCATCTCCGTCCAGAGATTGTCTTGTAGGTTTTCGCCGGTAAGCGAGGTTGCGGCAATTTTCGGATGCGGCCGAGTCAGCAGGAAATTCCACGCGAGCCACGCCTCAGTGGCCGTCTTGCCGGGCCCCTTGCTCGCCCGCATCGCGATCCGCTGGTGATGCGGAAACGCCTCAAGTACATCATCTTGCCAAGGGTCTGGCGTTACCCCGAATACCTCACGCACGAATAACTGTGGCCGCTCGCGCCACCGTCTGATGGCGTCTTGAGCAGGGGTCATCAACCGCCGGTATCTGTTTTCGGCTTCTCGTAGCTTGCGGTCACCAGCTGCTCAAGCGTCAACTTACCGTTCACGTCGAGTTGCTGCTTGTCGCTGAAATCTTCCGGCGCATGGTTTTTTAGGCCGAAAATCACCATCGTTGCCTGCCCGCCAGGGCCACCTTCTGCGGCCACTTGCTTGGCCCTATCTTCCCACCAGCGCGCTCTTTTTGCCTTCGCACGATTACAGGCTACGCGAAACTCTTCGTGCTCTTCCATCCAGCGGGTGATGGATGCGCGGTCAACGCCAATTTCCCCGGCGAATGCCGTGAGGGAGTAGCCTTGCTCGCAAAAGTTTACAACTTCCTCGACATAGGCTGGCTGATATTTGGACGGGCGACCGCCAGGATGCCTACCCGAGTTTTCGGCGCTGCTCATCGACAATCTCAAAATGATCCGCCAGCTTGGTCAATCCTGTGGTGAGCATGCGGAGGCGCGGGCTACCAAGAGCGGGCTGGCCCTCCTCGTATACCACAACCTCGTCCACAATGCGCACGATCCTGATCCCCTCGGCCGTGATTTGCTCGCGGGCTTGACGATACGCGATTTCCAGATCAGGGCGGCCGACGCTGCCATCATCGCTGCCACGGTAAAATGATACCGCTCCGCGTCCTGATAGATCAGCGAGGATCGAGGGCACGCCTATTTGCCTCACAGCCGCCACGAACAGGGCGGCATATCGTTTGCCGGCGTAATGCTCTCGACCTGATACGGCGCCCTGCTGGTAGAGGATGCCGAGTGGATAGGACGAGCGTCCGTCCCGCTGTTGTCGAGCGAGCTTGGCACTGTAATCGAGCGCGTTGCTGATTTTGGTCCGCTCAGCGTTGCTCAGATCAGCCGAGCATCGGCCAGTGAGCCGGGCAAGCTCGGTAAACACGTCGAGCGCATCGACCGCAGCTTTGGGCGACAGGCGCGACAATCGCTGCATCGCACCATACGCTGTGCCGTAATCCGTCTCAACGTACCGCGGCTTGCCAGAGGGCTTGCGATCTACGTCCTTGCGCTTACGCCCGCGTGTCGAAAACGCAAAACCCGCCGCGCGTTCAGCGGGCGGGCGCAACTTCTCACCATCTATTTGTCCCGGCATTACACCATCCCCCGATGCTGTGTCAACACAAAAAATCCCCCACCCCTCACGTAAGCGTCATCCAGGCCAGCGTCATCAGGATGCTGCCCGCTCAGAAAAAGTGACCACAGTGCACTTTCCCCGCTTGCCATGGTGACCATTGGTCACTATGATCTGCCTCACCAACCGAGGAGAACGCCAGTGACCTACATTTCTGAGCCGGATGCGGACGACGCCAGAGAGCATCTGATGGCCGTGATCGGAGCGCATCTGCGGGCAGGACTTGCGGCCCGGCCGGACGCGTACATGGCCCGGCACATCGCTCTGACTGGGGAGATTGATATGCGCTGCGTGATCACGGTTTCGGCCACTCGCACCTCGATCACATACGAGGCCGGGCGCCTTCTCGTGCCGAGCCGCACTGAGTACTACACGGCGCCGTGGCGTAAGCCGGAGTGCGTCGAGGAGCGACTGACCGATCCTCGCACTACTCGGTACAGCATTTGGACGCCCGTACCACGCGATACACTCGTCGCCTGAGATTTTCACCTCACCAGGAGAACGCCAATGAAGGCGCCACTCACCACCGCGGCATTCACCAAGGCCGGCGTCAATTTCGGCACAGCCCGCGAAGAGACTGCGGCGGGCTTTGTCGATGCGACCAAATTCTCGATCCGTAATCCGGGGAAGCTGGGCACAAAGGCTGACATCCTCAACTGGATGTTGATGCATCGCCAAGAATGGCCCGCAGAGTGGGACGACAGTGCGGTTGCCGCGCGGCTGACTGTCGTGCTGACGGAATTTGCTCCGCGGGCAGCGGACACAAAGGCGGTAGCGATGAAATCGCGCGATGTCGCTGATCGGTCGCGCTACCAAGACATTCTTCGTGCGGCGCAGGCCGCATTGTTTCAGCCCAACTAGGAGCGTGACATGGCAAGTGTAGAAATCGTCAAGCTGAGCCGCCCGGTCGAACTGACCGGACCCGTCAACTACACGGATCATGCCGAAGCGTTCCATGCTGGCGTCCAGTACGAGATACCGCACCGGACGGCCACCTACGCGATTTATTGGGTCAATCAGCATGGCGGGCAAGGCCACGAATGGGCTGACGACTATGAGGACGCCAAATTCCGGGCTCACCGATGGGCGACCGATCGCCGGATGCAGGGCGCGAAGGTTCATCTCCTGCCGGAGGATGGATGCCCGGTTGATCCTGGCGTGATCAACCCGAGATTTGGGTGATCCCGCAGCATGACCCCCGACGACCTGCGCGCCTACCGCAAGCGCCTGGGGATTACCCAGACGCAGCTTGCCGAAGCTCTCGGCCTGTCGCGCAGAGCAATCATCCGATACGAGGACGGCACGCGGCCGATACCGCGGCCCGTCGAACTGGCCTGCGAGACGATCGCACGACCACACTACACTGAGGAGGCTTAGGCCATGACCCCAGGCGATTTCGTGGTTTACCGCAACCACCGGACTTATGGCATTGGCCACAATCCCTATGGAGGCGCCTGCATCGTACTGCAGGGGTATTTGGCTCGCGAGCGCCAGGCCATCGACGTGCGATTGACTAGCCATGCTGGCGCGCCATCCTATCCGCATGACGGCGGCCCCAACCCAGAATTTGAGGCTCTGCTTTCGCGACTGCGCGCTGCCGGGCACGGCAATATTTGGTTCGCGCCTGACGACGCAATCCTTGCAGCGTGGCCTCGCTCGCTGCCTGACTGGGCTGTGCGGTTATGCGCGTTGCCGCCTCGGCGCACCCCGCCGGTGAGAGGCTTTGGGCCATAATGGCCGGCCCCTCTAACCTCACCGCAGTCGCAATCCTGCTGGCTGCGACCGGCTTCGGCTTCTGGCTCGCCGTGCATGTTGAGTTGGTGCCAAAAAGCATTCTTACCCTCGGCGGACTGTACTGAGAGTTGCCGCCAACACCCACACAGCGCAGTAAGCACAGAGGCATAAATGACCAATCGCGTCGTCGTTACCCGTCATCCCGCCTTGATCGATTACCTCGTTGAGACCGCTGTCATCGCGGCTGGCACGCCCGTTATCTCGCACGCCACGCCTGACGACGTGCATGGACGGCATGTCATAGGCGTGCTGCCTTTGCACCTGGCGTGCCTGGCTGCCTCGGTCACAGAGGTGCCGCTGGACATCCCGCCCGAGGCACGAGGACGGGAACTGACTCTCGATGAGATACGGCTCTACGCTCGACCGGCCGTCGAGTACGTTGTGCATTCCCGGATGGGATGCACAGCGGTGCAGCGGCAAATACAATCCGGTATTCGGGCGCAGATGGGACCAGCCAAGGTTGCGCCAGATATAGTGGCCTATATGGCTCGGTGATATATAGAAGGCGATGACCTTCGTGTGCACAGCCGCCGATCAGCACCCGCCATTCCGCATTTATTTAGATGGCAACTCATACGCCATTCAATTCCCGGTTGGGCATGACGACGATCAGGGCGTTACCTATTTCGGGGTAGTTGGGCTGGGAAGCGCCCGCCCAGGGGACTTGCAGTATTATTTTCATATAGTTGAGCTAGAGTACGAATATGAATGTCCTCAGCAAATATGGAGTGGAAAGGACTTGCCGCAAAGTATTTGCGCATGTAGTAGGTCGGAAATACTTGAGGCGATCGTTGTGGCCACTGCGTATTTGCTTGATGAAATTCGTCCTGATTGGGTGTTTAGAACGGTTGACGGGAGTCTCCCCCCTAAGGCCCTTGAAAAACACTCGATGATTACCAAAGTATTTATTGATTGCGGTTATAGGGTGCATACGGCCGACCGCTATCAAGGGCGCCGCATATGGTGGATGGAACGCTGCATTGGATCAGATCGTTTTTGACACGCCTATATAATCAGCTAGGATGCCGCCCGCCGCTGGGAGTGAGACTTATGGATCGCAATAGACAGATCGAATTGATGCAGGATTCGGAGGAGCGAACTCGCGGCTTTGTCAGGCAGTGGCTCGAGAATCCTGAATTTCTTGGCGCCATGCGCCAAGCTGCCCGTGACCATCGCAAAGAGAGTCACGATTGTGAGCCA